AAGACACTTGATAAATTTGAAAAAGCTATAATTTCATGGGGTTCTAGATATCTTATAAAAGAAGATATGCCACCTGATTTTGAAGTGATACCATTTATAGGTTCTGAAACTGGTGTGACGGTAAATTACTACAGATTAAATAAAGTAACCAACGATAGCACAAAGGTAACTAAAGGACCATTAAATTTTGATATTATTACTGGGTTAACAACAAATAATTCGTTAGCATCAATAGTAAAATATTATAATGATGAACTAGAAAAAAACTTAGCATTTGGTAAATTACCCGGCGCTAAGTTACAAAACGGTATAGAAACAAAAACAATAGCATTAGATTCTATAAGAAATATTAATGATTTTTATAAAATCAGTAATGGACAAATTATAGTATCTAATGAAAAATTAATTAATAGAATTAAAATAGTTCAAAATACCTTTATAACACAAAGAGACCAAGTTGAAAACGCTGTCGAAGAAAAAATGAATCAGGTTATTCAAACAGATAGTCTTGGTTTTGGTTTTAAACCCACAATAAGAAATGTGTTTGCGGTTATTTTAGCAAATGCCGATACGTACATTAGATTAATGAAAGATGTACATAATAAAGCAATACAGAAATCAGATTTAAGAAAAAACAATATTAAATATTCTGCTAAAGGTGGAGATGATCAAAAAGAGGTTATATATCCATGGCCGGAAGTTAAGAAAAGTGGTAAAGACGATAAGCCAACATTTTTTTATCCTGCTGATCCAGACATTGTTGGTTTAACAAAAGGAAATGATTATAATATTTGGCCGGAAGTAGAATTTATTGAAACATATAACAGTGTTGCGGTCAAAAGAGTTGACCCAGGAACCGCTAAAGAAATATCTCCGTCTGAAATTTTATACGTTTTTGATAAAAATGAAGAGACAAAAGAAACATATAATGTTAGCTCAGCGTTAAAAACAACTGAACTAACACCATATATAAATAAATCTATTTCAAATGTCTTATATGAAATATTTGAAAGAGCCAATATGATTACATCTTTTGACACTTTTGAATATGGTAAGGGTTTAGATGAAATAGTAAAAAATGAATTTAAAAATATTAGTGGATCAACAAAAAATGATCCAGATATTAGAGCGGTATTAAATACTAAAATTAAAACCACAACAGATTTAACTAAAGCATTAAAAGATTTTGCTGAAAAAGAAAGATTTCCATATTTTCAAGATCAATTACCTACGGTTGAATATATTAAAAGTATTACTGATAGTAGTTTTAAAATTGAAAGTTACACAAACACACCACAATCTAATGGTTTAAAAGATAGCGAATTTGAAAAATTACAATCCACATTAGATTCTTATGTAATACCAGAATATAGAGTAAAAGAATTTCCTTTTAACTCTGATTTATATGGATCTTATGTTTCTCGTAATTTAGCTCTAAATGCTTTTGGTGCTGGATCTGGTATTGGTTATAGAGGTATTTTTACAGTTAACGAAGATCAAAATTTTATTAGTTCCCCGATTAATGCTAAAGCTTGGATTAAATCTGGGTTTGAAAAAAACTTATTTACCAATCAAATAAAGTATGATACTTTCACTAGAAATTTATTAAACACACCATATTTTCATAAACAGTTATATGATGACTTTTTAAAGGGTGGTTCTGAAGGTAGATATGTTGGTTCAGCATATATTTTATTAAATTCTTTACCTTATAAAGATTTACATGATGTTGTAGATTTTGATGGTAAGAAAACATTTATGTTTGCATTACTTAAAGAAGTTGGTGCAACACATTATATTCCACATCATTTAGTTTTAAAATGGGGGGCACAATATCATAGATACAAAAGGTATCTAGTTGATAATTTTGATATTATAAGTGGAGCGACAATTCCAATTAGTGGATCGACTTTTTTTGATAACGGTAAAAATGTTCTATTTAATTTAACTGGAAACACAACACCAAATCAAACCGGAATAACAAATACAATAACAGGAGCGACATATAACAGTAATTTATATACCGGTCTATATCCTTATTATCATGGATTATATTCACAAATTGTTAATGGATATAGTTTTTACAATCCTGAAGGTTTTACAAAAACAGAAAGTATTGGTTTAAGTAGTTTACTATTAGCAGCAATTTCTGCTACTCAATATTCAGCATCTGTAACATCTGGGATAACTAAATTTGTAATATCAAAACCAACTAACAATTCTGGAAATACATTTACTTGTTTAGTTGACAATTCTAAATTTTCAGCAAAGGATAATCGCTATACACTATTACCTTCATTTAATGCAAATCAAATTGATGATATAGTTAATAACTTTAATCCATTAACACAAGATTCATTTAGAATTATATATGATTCTAATAGTTTAAAAACAAATCCATCATATTCTACAGCATATTTCCCCAATTATGGTGAGAAATTTGAAAACATAAACGATGAATATTCATTAAACGGAAATAAAAAACGTGTAATGGATTTAATCGCTGTTTTTGGTCCAGACATCTTAGACGAATTTGAAAAAATGTTTATTGAGTTTGCGTCACTTGATTTAGATCTAGACACTAAAAGAGAAACGATAGATTATGGTTCTTTCCAAAGTTTATTAAAAGAGATAACAAGTATTTCTAAAGATGGTATAGACTTTAATACCGAGGGTTATGAATCTAAAATAAAAGAAAACCAAACTAAAAAGTTAGAAGAACTAACAAATGCACTTTTAAACACTAGGGCATTAGACAAAGTAACTATTGGTAATCCAAGACAAATCGATAATTATGTTTTATTTGGGTATGTTGGCAGAACTAAAACTTACACAGTAAACTCATTTAATTCATCACAGTTAACAACAGCAAATCAAAAATTAATTGAATTATACGTTGGTCAAAATATTACAGGTGCAACTTATAGTGGTATTAGTACTAATCTATATCATCACTTTTTCCAAATAAGTGATATTGAAGTAACACCAGAAAACATATATGAGCATAGAGAGCTAGCCAGAATATATGCTGGTTGGGTTAAATCTCAAATACAAGATACCCCAGGCTTTTTCCCGAACTATACTGATTTTAAAAATTATTTAGAATCTAAATTAGTTTTACCACAAATCAATAGACGTGAAATATACTTAGGTAATTTAATTAGAAAATTCACAGATCTAAAAGAAGAAACAAATCAAGGTAAGGTTACAATATATCATGGATTTAATGAAACCAAAACCACATTATTAGACCTGTATCAATTCTTCAAATCATTTAATGATAAATGGATATCAGGTAATGCTATTGGTCAAAGAAGTTTAATGGATGAGTTCTTATTCTTAGATAGAGCAAATAGAGATATTGGTGATGAGGCGTATATTAGTTTAGAACGACTAATTTCGCTTGCGGACGAAAAAAATATTAAAATAGATTTATATAGCGCAGTTTCGTTATTAATTCAGGGTACTAATTTTGATTTAAGACCTTTACCAGCATATGTTAATTTTTATGGAACAAATTCTGGAAACAAAAAGAAAATTTTACCTTCCAAGAATATTGCTAAAACATTATTTGGTACACACTTAGATGTGGATTACCAAGAATCGTCACCAAAGATTATTCTTCAATATATTAACAAAACGTCACAGTATCTTGATATGACGAGAGTTAGTAAGGAATATAAATTTAAAAACGATGGGTTTGATATTAAAAATCCAAACAACAATCCACTTCTTATTGAACCAAAAATATTCATGGAAGCGGATCTATCAAAATCAAATAGGGTTGTTTCGTTTGAAATAAACTTTGGAGACCAAGCTCAAAACATATTTAAAAATATTTCATTAGATCAAAGCACATATAAAAATACTAATGAGAGTGCTCTAGCACAAGAAAGATTAGCTAGATCACAAGGTGGCGGTGGTAGCCATTCTGTTGATATTGGATTATTTGACATTTACAAAACAGCATCATATCAATGTACTGTTACATGCATGGGTAATGCAATGATACAACCAACCATGTATTTTTATTTAGCAAATGTACCAATGTTTATGGGTACATATTTGGTATTTGATGTTAGTCATTCGATAAAACAGGGTACCTTCGAAACAACATTTACTGGGGTTAGAATTTCAAGTAGCTCATTACCTTCACTTGAAAGTAGCTTCATGTCTAGTTATAGACCATTATTTAGTAGAATACTTTCTGCTGCCGTTAAGAAAAAACAACAAGCAAATCAAGTGCAGACATCTGTTAAAACATTAACAACGGCTGATAATAAATCATTTACAATTGATCCAGGAGCACCTGAAAGAGGAGAGGACCTTAATAATATTATTAAAGATTCTGGTTATTTGTTTGGTGATTTAATACCGTATAATGGTCAAAATATTAACGGTAAACCAGAACAGTATATCCAATTTATTACACATAAAAATGAAAATTGGTTAAGAACTAGAGTTTGTGTTTTAGGTGCTGGTAAATACACACCATTAAAAGATGGTTCCCCAGCTGATCTATCACTTGTAAGTTCTTGGAAAGCATATCCTAATAAGATCATTAAACTTTCTAGTATTAACGAACTATACGAAAACTATTCAATTAGAGCAAATGTAACAAACAAAAATAAAGAAATTCTTTTTGAGTATGATACAATTTTCTATTCACCAAAAAATGGTACAGAATATAAATTAGAAACACGTGTAGACCCAAATGCTGGTTTATTTGAGGGGCCTATCCATAATGGACCGAGTATCACCGATGAAACATATGGTAAATTTGGTGTAGCCCTTAGCCCAACATTAATGAGAAAGCTTAGATTGGTTGAAGGAGATGTTGTTTATTTAAGGTTTGTAAGAATATAAAACAAAAAAAGATAAATTTTGATGTATTTATAGGTATATATTTTTAACACTATGGAAAAGTTAAACAAAGCGGTTGATCAGTTCTTACAACCAAAAGTTACAAGAACGGTATCAAATGATAAAATGGAAAGAGAAGAATGTGATTTACAAACTGGCGAATGTTATGTAATCAGATCTAAAGACGGAATCGTTGAAAGAATTAATAAAAAATACATTACCGAAGACGGTAGACAACTATTACAAGACTAATACTATGTTAGAACAAAAACTTATACAGGAAGTAAACAGATTTAGAGAAATCAATAGAAATGCTAATAAGCATTATCTAATTAATGAGCAGGCTGAGCCAGCGCCATTACCTCCAGCACCAGGTGGTGATTTACCACCAGCAGATGCGCCGGTAGAAGGTCCAGAAATGGGGGCAGAAATGCCACCAGCAGCACCATTACCAGATAGCCCAGAAATGAGCGAAACTGAAGAAGTTGATGTTACAGATTTAGTCAATATGACTAAAAACATCAAGAATGAACTAGAAAGTTCTAAAATGGAACATGATGGTGTAATCCAAAAAATGGATACCGTGTTTAGTAAATTAGATGATTTAGAATCTAAATTAACTAACATGGACGCAATATTATCTAAAATTGATGAATTGGGTACCAAGGTTCAAGAAATGAAACCACCAACCCCAGAGGAAAAATTAGAAATGCGTTCATTAGATTCATATCCCTTCAGTCAGAAACCACAAGAGTTTTTCACTCATAAACAAGAAGAAATGAGAGCTAGCGGTAAAAACGAATATGTTTTAACTAAAAACGAAGTTGAAAATTATTCAAAAGAACACTTAGCACAAAGTTTTAATCCATATAAAGATGAACAACAATCTGAGTTCTAATGTAAACTTTTTTTTAGGCTTACAATTTCAATTCAAAATATTACATTGGCAAACTAAAGGTTATGCCAGACATATGGCTTTTGGTGACATTTATAACACATTAGGTGGTCTTATTGATGAATATGTTGAAACATGTATGGGAAAACATGGTAGATTTACTTTAGATAATTCTACTGATACTATCCAAATGATGAATCTTAATGATCTTAATATTGTTGAATTTTTACAAACAGCAAAAAATAGACTTATAGGGTTTAATAACGAATTATCAAAAGAAAAAGATTCGGATCTTTTAAACCTTAGAGATGAGATGTTAGGGTCAATTAATAAATTGGCTTATCTATTGACCTTAGAATAACTTTTTAGATACTTTTTAAAATTATTTTTAGCCCAGATTTTGTAATCTGGGTTTTTTTATTTATATTTTACTATTGTCAATTTAAAACAAAAATTATGAGCACAGTAGACGCAGTACTTGCACAGTACGAAAAAAACAAACAATCCGCAAGCGGAAACGGTAACAAGGTATCAAGTGAAGACAGATTAAAAAAGTACTTTACAACGGTTTTACCAAAAGGTTCTAGAGGTGAAGAACGTAGAATTCGTATTCTACCTACAGCCGATGGTACAACACCATTTAAAGAGGCTTATTTCCACGAAATTCAAGTGGATGGTAAATGGGTAAAGCTTTTTGATCCAAAACAAGAAGGTAAGCGTTCTCCATTGAATGAAGTATATCAGGTATTGATGAATACCGGTGTTGAGGCTGACAAAGAATATGCACGTCAGTATCGTTCTAAGAAGTTCTATATTGTTAAGGTTATCGATCGTGATAACGAGCAAGATGGTCCTAAATTCTGGAGATTTAAGCACAATGGAAAGCAAGATGGCATCTTAGATAAGATTTTCCCTCTTTTCCAAAAGAAAGGTGATATCACCGACCTACAAACTGGTAGAGATTTAACATTATTCCTAAGCTTGACAAAGTCAGGTAATGGTAAGGAATACACAACAATTAATTCTATTATTCCTGAAGACCCATCTCCACTTCACACAGATGATTCTGTAGCAAAAGGTTGGGTAAATGACGAGTTAACATGGTCAGACGTGTACTCTAAAAAACCAGAAGAATACCTAGAAATGGTTGCGAAAGGCGAAACACCAACTTGGGATTCAGACGGTAAAAAATGGGTTTCAGGTGCTAGTAATGGTGAAGACACAATTGTTGGCAAAAAACAAACAGTTGTAACACCAATTGAAGATCCTCAAGAAGACGAAGAAGCAGATGAAAATCTGCCATTCTAATCCAATGGGCTGGAGATAACGTCAAAAGCCCTCTTTTTTAAAAATTATTATTATGGCTATAAAGAAACAAAATTTCTCAATTTCACAACTTGCTTCGAAATATTCAAGCAAGACAACATATAAACCAGATCGTTTCTTAGATTTGGGTGATGCATTTCTTGATGCTAGTGGATTACCAGGTCCAGCATTAGGACACATTAATATGTTTTTAGGTCACTCAGATACAGGTAAAACAACAGCTTTACTTGGGGCAGCGGCTGATGCTATTAAAAAAGGTATGTTACCAATTTTTATTATCACAGAACAAAAATTTGATTTTGATCATGCTGCAATTATGGGCATCCCAGTAACAAAGGATGTCGATCAATCAACTGGTGAAGTTACCTATTCAGGAGATTTCATTTTTAAAAATGATTTCGAATATATTGAGCAAATAACTGATTTCATCAATGAAATGCTTGATTTACAAGAAAAAGGTGAATTACCGTATGATTTACTATTCCTTTGGGATTCTGTAGGCTCTGTTCCTTGTAAAATGACCTGGGAAGGTAAGGGTGGTAAACAACACAATGCATCTGTACTTTCAGATAAGATTGGTATGGGTATTAACCAAAGAATTTCTGGCTCAAGAAGAGCAGATAAAGACCATACAAACACTTTAATTATTGTTAATCAGCCTTGGGTTGAATTACCAGATAATCCATTTGGTCAACCAAAAATTAAAGCAAAAGGTGGCGAATCTATTTGGTTGAATTCAACATTAGTATTCAGATTTGGTAACGAGAAGAATGCTGGAACAACGAAAATTTCTATCACAAAGAATAAAAGAACTGTTACTATTGCAACAAGAAGCAAGATTACAGTTATGAAAAACCACGTTAATGGTATTCAATTCGGTGATGGTAAAATTATGGTAACACCTCATGGATTTATGAGAGCGAAAGAAGCTGCAGAAGAGAAAAAATCTAGAGAGGATTATGTGAAGGATAATTTGTTATATATCAGCTCACTATTTGATGAAAAAGTTGATAATCTCGAGGAGATTAAGTTCGAACCAATACGAGAAGAAGACAACGAGGATTAATTGTTTAACTATTAAAGAATAGACTAAATGTCTAATACATTATTGGTTGATGGGGACAACTTATTAACCATTGGTTTCTACGGGTTAAAAACCCATTTTTATAAAGGACAACATTTCGGTGGTTTGTTTCATTTTATCGATACTCTCAGAAGATCATTTGAAAATTATCAGCTT